TATATTTTGATGTGAACGGAGTCTGTCCAAGCGCATTTCCTGCTGACACAACGCTGTCATCGCAACTAACCAGAATCATTGGTGTTGATTCCATCAAAAGCTCGCCGTATCTGTTGAGCTTGTGAGGTTTTGGATCCGCCACGCACATTCGAACTTGAAACCGTCCACAGCGCGTAACATTCTCCCCATCAAACACCTCAAGCATTTTCTCATGCATAGCCCTCAAGACCTGCATCGTCTTGTTCTGTATGTCAGTTGTGAAACTTGTTATCAGTCGGGGTTTAAAGCCTTTGAGTTGCTCGTTCCATTTCTCCTGAACCTTTTTCACAGTCACTGTATCAAGCTCATTCAAGAGCTTGAGAGAGGAAAGATAATTTTGGCCTTTGAGTCCACCCATCTTCTGAGCGCACTCTTCATGGGTTGGTATCTGATCCACAACCAGAGGTTGTTCACAAAACCATGCCAGCGACCCACGTGAGTTATCGATGAATTCCCTCTTGAAGAGCAATTCATCCTCTCTGGTTTTGAAGCCGCCTTGTGTAGGATCAGAATAACCCCTCCTTAGGAGGGCCATTGCCAGGGTGAAAGGCCCCTTTCGCGGTTGCCACAGATAGCCCGTCGTCATCATTAGGGGGTAGGAAAACTCAGCTTCTGCTGCCTGAAGGCAGTCGTTACATTGGCCGAGATGATGACATGCGCACTCGTCATCATGATTTTGTTGTATATACTCCAACAAAGTCATTTTCAATCCATCCACCATGACTTTCGCGGTGTCTATATAATGGGTGAGGTTGGGCGGCACAATCTTGTGGGGGACAAATGCACGGAGTTTCTCCACGCCTATGTCTTTGAGATAGAAAATGCCTTCTTTGATGGTCATCCTCTGGCCATTGGACCATGATTCGGCCCAAGCTTGGAATTCATCAAATGAATCTGAGCATTCCCATTGCTTTGCCCATACATTCCACACCCAGTGGACCATGAAGGGAAGGGTCGGGTGGATGCGCCTTGTGGCGAATCCTGAGAGATGCATTAGAAATGGAGGGAGACGATATGGCAACATCTCCCACGCCGAAAAATTTGGATTGCTGAGCGACATTACGAGCTCAAACAACGACAACGTCCATCGCCCTAAAGGTGTGTACGCCATCCACAATTCTTCCAATGCCACAGTAACACCGGTCACATAAGGGTGCCAGGCTATTGACCATTCTGAACACCACATGTGCTTGGCCGATTGGTACCATTCGCGAAACGTCTGCTTTGCCACCAACTCGAAGACATCTCCCGTTGGTCGCTTTGCGTCCCTCTGCACTCCTGGTTTGATCCTCCTCATCCAACCCACCGGTCCTCCGGTGAGGTTGATGAACATCAGGATTCCCATGATCACCCAGACTATTCGGATGAACAACCGTCCTGTATGGAAGACACTCCCGTAGGCTCCCGGTTTGTGCAGTCGCGCCTTCGCTTCCTCAAATGCTATACTCTTGCTTCTCCAAGAATCCATCTGCATGATCGCGGCTTTAGGTGCTTCCAAGGTGACTGCTCGCACTATGCTATTAATCACCAAGCTGGAAATGTAGCCGTACAAGCGCGCCTCTACTGCAGTGTACTCCCCGTTGTTACGGCAGTGTTGATTAAGTTTGCTGTAGCAACCATTCAACACTATTCCACTTATTGCGCGCAGCCCGATCTCCTCCTTTGCCATGGCTACCAGCTTAGCACTGAAAAATGCCAAACCGTTTACCCCTTCGACAGGCAGGTCGTCGCGGCTAAGAAGATCCTTGGATGGTCGAAACACTCCCATCATCGCCCTGACACTATTAGCCAGTGCTCTCCTTTCTTCGCCGGCAAACCAAGCCTCGTCAACCCTTGTGATGTCTTTGGGTTGTTGGAAGGTTCTCGCCAAATCACGCGGCGGTTCGGTAGAAAACACTATCTTGTGGCACACCAAAGTCCCCAATGCCATCATTGGATTGATGTATAATGTTCCACCTTTCACCGACTGCGTGAGTTCGGCCAGCCATGCTGTGTCTTTGTGTGGGATATAAGCGGTCTGCTGTTTACCACTCGCTGATGGCGGTTCCCCGAACATTTGGTAACCGTCTTCGTCCCTGAACCAGACGTGCTCAACGGAGGATATTGTGCGCATCCCCCGTTGGACTTTGGGAACATATGCTCCTGCATCATCGAGAAACCTATGGCAGATGACGTATGTCGTCCTTTGATTAACTGTTTTGCATAAGTCAGCTACCATCTCCGCAGATAGTCCATCGCAGCCCTCTGTACGATAAACATCGATCAGAGTCGCTATATCACAGACCAACCGCGGCATCTCTTGCTCCCTATTTCCTGTTGTGGCTATATCACGTCCATACACTCCCGGCGCCCACACATGATTCTTGATCAAGACATCATCGGCTCCGCGGGCCAAATTCCCTGACACTCTATCCTTGCCATACATGTCCAAGACATGGAGAATCTTGTTTCCGGGGGTGGTGACTTCGAGTTCTTGCGCTGCGTCGCGCAATGCGGCCAGAAGAAGATTCTGCCGTTGTAGATGGGTGACGGGATGGAGGCTTGCCGGATTGCGCCAATCCGGAACCAACTCAACATCCTCGTTAACGCAGTGCTCTTTGGCGAGATCTGCGAGGTCGCTCCCTTCTCGAACACGAAGTCGTGTCTGGTTCAACACTTGGAGGACTGAGGAAGGAAGGGTTCTCTCTTTCTTGAACCCTCCTTTCTTCTTTCCTTTCTTTCTTTTTTCGTTCTTGCTTTGTTTGTCGGGCTTTTGCCCTTTGTTGACTTTCTCGTCTTTGTCCTTTGATGGACCCGTTTTCACGTTATTGTCATTCATCTTGTGATTTCTGAC